GTATCCAATAACACAAGACAATTTTGCTTACCATCAGATTTGAAACTGGGAGATTAATTTAACGCCATTCTAAAGGCGGGGCAAATTAAAACCCATACGCCCTCAATCTTGCAGCATTCTCATACTCTCTTACGTCACGCCACATCGAAAAGGGTAAACGTATATCCTCCCAATAACCATCATGCCCAGACATGGTCACAGGTTCATAACCCTGAGGGGACAACAAAACACCGGCATATGATATTGATGGATTCAATACCGCCGCTGCGTAGCACAATCTACGCAATTGCTTGCGACCCTTGCTCCTTGCTGATGCTAACAATGAATCTTTAATCTCCAGAAACAACATGTGGTGGACACCCATATGAGTAGACATAAAGATCAAATCAACTTCCCCAACCATATTATGTATGAGTGGGGCGTCCATTGATACAGCAGTCAATGGAATATCAGTAAAAGCTTTAACGTATAATGGTCGAATTGGCAACTCCTCTTCCTCACCAGAATGAGGATCATACCTCTCGTGCCACTGATCAACTTTATCTTGATATGTAACATGCAATTGTGTACACAAATTTGTTAATTTAGCTAACCGGGCCACATCTTTCATCTCGTCCCGACGCTTCTCATATATAGCTTGTCCATGATTGAACCACTCCATTAATGCAGTGTCAATATTCAATGCGCAAGCTTCCACCTCAGACAAAGGTGAATTTTTCTCACGTAAAAAACAATGCAACATTTTAAAACATGAATCCTCCGACAATGCACCAACTTCGCAACCTAACGCAGGATGGTAGACCGTTTTCCGTTTCAAAAATTCAAGATCATCAACGGATATAAAATCAACCATCTCACTCTCTTTATCAGGCATTGTGTAAACCTGGCCATACCTAGCTAACACCTCAGAACATTTCTTAATATTGAAGTCAGAATATTGTGGATCAACTGAACCAGCATTATCATCACCATACGTGATCAATGCACAAGCTTCACGAAAATCCCGTGCCTCTGGGTAGATTGTAAAGAAACAACACCGCATATTCAAACTATTACAAATGCTGTTCAACACCGCGGTCAGTGGATTACCACTAATGTGCCCTCCACTCGTCAGACCAATTAAGTTACCATCAAAGGCAATTACTGAATACACCAAATCTCCAGCCATGGCTTTCATCGCACGTATATCATTGGCTGTGTAATTTGGACATCTACATGCACAATCAATCAATATGCGCAAACCTGCAAACAATACTTGAGCGGGCAATTTTTGATCAAACTTACTATAGTCTCCCGCCAAAAACTTATCTTGATTTTTGGAACGTAAATACCTCATCATTTGGTCCCATTCTGGTCCGTGAGAGTTAATTCCAACTGCGCACTCAGATTTCAATGGATTCATCATCAATACACGCACAAGTGGCAAGAAATATCTCCTCACCAAAAACGTTAATGCAATCGAATTTCCATAAAATATGCGGCATTTCTCCTTGGCAAGTATCTCATCCTTTTTACACGCTTTTGCGACTGCGTAAGCCCTTTCACCGCGCAAATACGCCGCCTCACAACGCGCAATCTCCAAGTTAATGTCTTCAGTGAACTTCCTATCCAACAATCCGTTGGAGTCAAAAACATCAACATCCAACATATGATCACTTTTAGGCCCAGACAAAGGAAAACCAATAGAAGTGCCAATTTTAATCGCATCAAGAAACTTTACACCCGGCACACCATTAATATTTTCTTTGTCATTCATCGGAGAAGCACCATTCCACAACTCACTGTCAAATAATGCAACAATGGGTTTCTTGTAATCTTCAACAGCACGTGATATCAAATCGTGGGGAAATGGTTCCCCTGGCTCAGATAAATTGGCTAAACAAGTCTGCCAACCAAACCAATCAGGACTCATTTTAGGAGGCCCCCACTTATTAGGGATCCCACATACATCCGTAACCAAATGGCTAATTGGCGTGACCTTTACGCGCGAAACGGCCTTTGTTTTTCCGGGGCAAGATCCATAATACTCAATTTGTGATCCTTCGGGCATAAATTTTATGGGATTCTTTTTATGAATCTCACTCTCCCCAATTATGCTCACTCCAAGCACCTGGGCGGGAAAACTTTCAGCAGTTCCTGATAAAAGAACTGCCGTCATTCGATCCAACTGTTCGATGGCGGTCAACAATTCTTGCCTCACAAAAGATCCATAACAACCTTTAGGAGTACCAGCATGACCACCAAGATGAAGACCAGTAATTGCTCCATGGGCTCCGCGAGAAATCAAAACTGCACCACACAATCCAGCAAAAGTGTTATCGCTCAGGGTTTCATAAACTCCACCCTGAAAAGAAACCACAGTTTGAACTCGTTTTGGACGTGTTTTACCTTCCATGGTCTTCACGCTACCATCTTTGAGACGATAAATCATCTCAAAATTGTGAGAAGGAAAATGATCTAAAGGGAAATAATCAACAATATCCTTGAAGGACCCTCCATTGGGTGAATAACATACACGCATATCCGTATCAGGAATTAACACTGATGATTTCACATGCAACTGCGTGGTGAACTTTCCACCACAATGATCGGGATTTTCTTTGCGGAAAATAACTCGCAATTCCTCTTGCCCGTCAAAATAATGATTGGGAACCAACACCACGTTTGAACGAAGAAATAATCCATTCACCATGAGTTTCTTTTCCCCTGACTCAACAGTGCCATAGACCAAATTTTTCTCAATAATGTCCCTCAAGTGTGACTGGCAACTTAAGAAAGATTTATGAGTCAATGGAAGTTTTCGAGCTGCAACTCCAGACCACACATTATCTTCACTATCTCGTTGAGCTATATCTTCAATACTTTTGGGCTCCAAAGACCCTTGAGGTTCAAGAGTTCTCCACCGTTTATACAATTTGGCCAAAGTATACGCAACACCCATTATGGCAGAGGCCTTCAAAACACGCGCCAAATGCTTATCCCGAATATCTTGAAGCATCGGATGTAATGTATTTCGTTCAGCCAATTCTGAAACGTAACTTTCTTTCACGATCTTAACCATATGGGATTGCCTTACTGCGCAAAATCCAAGTCCTAAGCCCATAGCACCTAAAGTTACGCATTTATTAATTTTCGTAGCACTCTTAGACAAAATTCCAAAAGCACCTAAAGCTGACCATTGTAATACAGTCTTCTTGATATAAGTATCACGCAACTTTCGTGCCTCACAAAGCATAAAAAGTTTTTGCAAATGGCAGTTGTACACCCAATTGGTGGGTATAATAGTAATCCAATCAAAACGTCGAATAAATGCTCTAGCCGCAAATAAAATTCCGGCAGAAACTGTGGTCTCCAAAAATTCGGCAGATCGTCGAGCATCACCTACGATTTTATCATGGAACAA